AATTGATTCGAATACCGAATGTTTAATTTCTCTACCTAAATTAGAGACAATTCTATTCCAATTATCGTATTCTTGTTTTGGGGTCACCCATGATTGTATGTTTATGTAGACTGATTTTAGGTTTTTTGAATCGACAGTTCCGTAGACTGACTTAATTGGATTGTATAAATTTAACTTTACACTTTTTCCTTTTTTCATTAATTTTCATGATTATATATGTTTATGTTCTGTAAAAGAATACGCCATATATAACTGATAGTCAAAATTTTTTTAAAACAACAAGATATTTTATAATATATGATAATTGTTAAAATTAAAAGTGGGGACAATATTGAAAAAGCCCTAAAGACATTAAAGTCTAAAGTTATTAAAACTAAACAAAACCAAAAACTAAACGAGAGAAAACAATATACAAAAAAATCTGTACTAAGAAGAGCACAGATTTTAAAGGCTAAGTATATTCAGAATAAAAAAGACCAATTAAATTGATTCCTCAAGATTTTTTAATCTTAAGAAATTCATTTGGTCAAATTTTTCATCTTTTAATCGGTCAATTGTTTCAGAAATTTTTAACTTAATTTCAGATTCGTTTTCATTTTCCAAAATTGTTTTGAGTTTAGTAATTGCGCTTTCACGAATAGTCTCAAATTTAGTTTCAAGAGTTTTCGTGTCTTCAGATACGATTTGGATAAATTCTTTCTTAGAATTTTCATCTAAAGTATCAAGGTAATTTTTTAAAGTTTGGTTTGCAATACTCACCATAGACTTAATCGGAATATTGATTGACTCTTTAACTATTTCAGTTTTTAATGTAAGAATTGAAATGATGTTTTTCTTAGCATTTATTCTTTCTTTTAAGTCTGTTTTTTGAATATAAACTAACGTATCAATATCCTCATAACTATTTTTAACTGATTCAGAAATTGTTTTTGGTAACTTAATGCTTGGCAAAACTCTTTGTAATAAAGATATTCCTTCTTCTAAAAACTCCTTTGCATCATGTTCGTTCAACCCTTGAGGTTTACTCAATTGGTCATATAAAGCATATGCTTTTGACATAGATTTATTACTCAACACATTGTGTTTGAATTCTCTCAATGTCTTCTTGAATTCCTTTTCATCTTTGTAGGATTCCAGTAGATTGTTCTCGATTAGGGATTTAATGTTACCAAAGGTCATTTTGTGCATTTTCCAATAAATATTACGTATTTAATAACTTATCCAATTCTTTTGACATTTCTCCTAAAGATTGTTGGGCCTGACCCAAATTTATCATTTGTGCGCCTTCAATTAGGTTATTTTCAATTAAAATGTTCATGTCTTTTTTCTTAGACTCAGGGGCTAATTCTGGTTCTCCTGTTGGTGGAGATTCTCCAGCTGGTGGTGTTTCACCTCCCAAATCAGGTAACTCTGTTTCCGCTCCTCCTCCTCCAAATGATGGTGGTGAACTTAACTCTTCAGTGCCTCCTGGTGTTGTTTCCGCACCAGCCGCTGGTGTTGCACCTGTTGCACTACCATATAATTTGTCAATATTGTCGAATAATCCCGTTTTAGTAATAACCGTTGCTGTTGCTTTAAGTTCCTCACCAACAGCTCTCTCAACTCTTTGTTGTTGTAAATCTAAACGAACTTCTTCGTCAGACCATCCAAAGATATGTTTCTTGGCCCATGTTGACGATGTTGCTTGAATACCATTTCCTGGGTCAGACACTAAGTCTTTATATAATAACACTTTTTCTTTCCAAACATCAATCTTCAATAAGTCTGCTTGGGTTGATGGGTTTGTAAGACCTATGGTAAAGTTTGAAAGTTCATCCTCAAAACCTAATAGGAATAAGTGAATAATAGCAATTTTATTTAACTCAGCCAACATACTTTTTTGGATTCTATTGATTGTACGAGCAAATCTAATGTCTTGTAAGGCCAAGTTTTTACCGTCACCGACAACTTCTTCAAATCCTAAGAACGCCTTAGGAACACGAAGTGCTGTTAATAATTTCTTTTGGATATACTCGATATCCGCAATCTCTGATAAGTTTGTTGCTCCAGGTAATGTTGTAATTGGGTCTGGAGCTGCAGGGTCTCTAACAGGTATAAAGTAATCTTGGTCAACCGCCATTTGGTTAAACCTCATATCTACGTTACCGGTCTTGTTATCAACAATTTGCTCTCTTTTAAATTTGTTAGCAACACGTTGTACATATGCCTCAACATCATCATCGTTCATATTACCTACGAAAACTTTGAACATCCTTCTTTCAGGTGCTCTTGATGTACGATAAATTAACATCGCGTCTTCTGATAGTAATAATTGTTTCCAAATCCTTCTCGCCTTTTCCAACATAGAAGTACCGTAAGGAAGTTTTCTATCGTCACCTAATAATCTAAAGTGAGCCATCTCCCATGATTGGAATTCCATGTTTTTATTCTTCCAAGTAAAGTGAAGAGCCTTTTTGTCCTTATCTAATTCTTTTGTAATATCTGTTGAAATTTTTCCACTTGCACCTACCTCATGTCTTTCAATTTCAATTGTTGGTAACTGTTGTACGCCAACCACTCCCTTCTCAGGGTCTAATTTCAAGTAAACAAAGTTGTCACCGTACTTACAAGTGTTTCTTGTCCACATTGGTAGGTTGGTGTTAATGTCTAAGTTGTTGTTAAACAAATCGGCTAATACACCTTTTATTCTTTTTGACTCAGAATAGATTTGTAAAATAAACCCATCTTCGTTAGTTGTTGTGGATTCCTCGGCGTAGATGTCTAATGCCGCAGAAATCTCAGGAGTATACTCCATTGACTCGTAGTCATATTGTGCGGATAACCTCGATGGTTCGTAATAAATCGCCTGTGAGTAAAGATTATTTTCAACCTTAGCCCATTGATTTGTTAAATAAAAAGTCTGTTGTGCCTGTAATTTTTCCTTCTCATATTCTTCTCTACTTTTGGTTCTCAAAAGTTCTTTCTTATCAAACTTAAAAGTAGGATAATCCTGTTGTAGAAGTGAGTTCGGACCAAATGTTTGCGACAGTCTTTGCCAAACCGTCATATTCTGTTCTGCCATAATATAAATTTACTTGTTACCTTGATAATATAAATAGTTATTATGCACCAAATAACCACCCATATTTTTGGTAATCTTCTCGAGTTGGGCCTTGATTTATTGGATTCTGTCTACCCATTTGAGGAACCATTGGATTAAAATAATCTGAAGTGTTTTTGTTTTCATTCATGACACTAGACCAAGAATTTAACATTGCTTTAGTATGGTTAACCACCTTTTCAAGTGATTGGAACGATTTTTCCGCAACATAGATTGCCATTGAAATACTCATAATACAGTCATCATGATGTCCTTTTTGGTGGTCAGGTCTACCGTTAATGTAAACAAAGGTGTTCATTTCGTTATATAACCTACTTGAATAAACTCTAAACTTATGTCTCATTGCTTCTTCAAATGATGAAATAATTTGAACCCTCTTACTATTAAAATTAATACCAGGTATTTTTTCATTCATCTTAGGGTCAAACTTCCATTTGTTTGTCATATCAACGTTATCTACATACATACCCGCCTGATACCCCATCTCTTGCATTTTTCTAGCGGTAGCAACCCCCATACCTCCCGTTAAATCGACTACACAGTACGCGTTGTACATTGTACCCCATTTGTAAGCAATTTCAGCCAGGATGTCGGGAGGTATCTTCCCAACGTATTCCAATACTTGTTCTCTAGCGTCAAAGTCAATAATCTGAATAGATGAAAAATCTTCAGAATCACCTCTTGAAACGTCGACACCCATAACATACTTATGACCGTTAACAGGTTCTTTAAAAATCCAAAGTCCTCCACCCATCATTTTTGCTAAAGGGTCCCTAACTTGGTTTTTGGAAATATCGGTCATCATTTCAGAATCAAATACGTTATCTCCTGAACCCAAAAAGTTACATTCCAACTCCTGAGCAACTTTACGTCTATCGTATTTTAATTTCTTAACCATCCCTTCAAACCAAGATGAACATGGTTTGTATCCCTGTTCAATATAGTCTGTAACTATGGAGTGGTCTCTATCGTATGGATTATCCATAAATAACTCAATAACAACATCGTTAAGATTATATTCTTCTCTATTTAAAAGAAAGTGAACCAAATCGTTAGTTTTAACCATATACAAGTCTTTTGTGTAACGAGGGTCACGGTGCCAAAACATTTCGGTCACCTTAAAATCATTCATTCCCCTTAAAGATTGGTCATAGATTTCGTAATAAATTGGGTCGTATCCGTTTGGAGTAGATACCACAATTACTTTACCCCCTGTAGATAGGGACGCCATACAGGCCGCCCAAAAATCTCCGTCGGCCTCAATGTAAGCGGCCTCATCAAATATCAGAATGGTTGGGGTATAACCCCTCAAGGCATCTCGTGATGTTGCAACGGCTTTAACCTCACAACCATTTGTTAATTTAAAATGTCTTTGCGCGTTTTTTTCTTGTGAAAAACCAGCACCAACCCATGAAGGCCATTGTTCGGTAAATCCTCTAACTTTATTGGCCATCTCCACCGCAGTATCTAATTTGTTTGCAATGATTAGAACTTTTTCTGGCTTTTCTTTTCTAGCAAAGGCTAATCGTTTTGATACCCAAGCAGCGGTAACTGTTGAAACCCCTGCCTGTCTGTACTTTAAGGCAACGTTTTCATTGTAGTTATCGTAATCTTCTATAAGGGAAACTTGGTCGGGAAATAAGTCTAAGGGAACGTATTTGGATACGGTGTTATCGTAGGTCTGTAAATAAGTACGAAGTGCGTAAGGAGTGTTCCTCATGCACTTCGTAACTTCTATAATTAATTGTTCTTTGTTCACAAATTTTGGTTATTTGGGTCTCGATATCCCCAAACCACCTAATAAGTCATCAAGATTGTCGGGTCTATTTATCCCCAAACTATCTAAGTAATCATCCATATCTGTAAGATAATCCTTATCATCGTCCTTTTCTTCAGGGGCATAATCAACATCCTCATCATCGTCGTCGTAAGAACTAAATCCACCACTAGGATTTAAATTACTATCGTCAGATTCACCATCTTCTCTAAAGTTGTCAAAGTCAGATTTCATCTTCTTAGCTTCTTTTATTATTTCTTTAAATTTTGAAGTCGCCATTTTAATTTTTGATTCATCCTCAGATATTGCATATCCAATAATTTTTAAAAATTCTTCCGCAGGTATTTGATATAGTAATATATGGAACCAAGGAATTAACCCTTTATTTGAATCATCAACCAATTCATCAGGTAATGCATATCTAATTTTTTCTACGATTTCAGGCCCTATTCTAAGTTGCATCGGTTCGTTAGATAATATATCAACCTGACCTTGAACTTTTTTACGTAGTTCCATATCTTTAGGTAATCCATATCTACCCTTACCCTCTTCAATTCCTTTGATGATTTCGTGACATAAGATTGGGAAAATCATACCTTCAGCTACAATTTTTGTATCTGGCTTATCTTCGTCTTCACCACCTTCTTCTTCATCATCATCGTTGTCTTGTAATTTCACCTTACCCGCAACACCTTGACCTGTTTGACTCATCATTTCAATCATTTGTTCCATTGTAAAATAAAGGAAATCATTAATTGCCATAATACCTAAATAATCTCTATAAAGAGATGGATTTATTTCGTCTAATCTAGCCTTAATGTCAGGTTTTTGAAAAACATAATGACCTCTTTTAGCTGCTCCTTGAACGATTGCATTAATGATGTTTCTTTTATGTTTTTCTAACTCAAGAATTTCTTCGTCAGTTAAATCTTCAACATCAAATGATGGAATTTCAGGAGATTCGTCCTCTTCCTCTTCTTCCTTATCTTTTTCAGGTTTCATTCTAAAATCACCTGTATTAATTGGTTGTCTGTTAAGTAATGCCTCAATTTTAAACCAATCTGCAGGTACTTCGGTTTCTTCTAAAGACGCTTGTATTGCCAATTGCTCTAATTCTTCCCTGTGTTGAGCCTCTATTCTCATAATAGACGGTAACTTTCTCATCATCTCTTGGTAAACAATACCTTGAGTTTGTTTAGAACTTAGGTTTTCAATTCCAGTTACTTCACTTAACTTTTCCGCAACTTTTTGAAATCTATTACTTATCAACCTTTGAACGTCTTCAGTACCTTTTCTCATGGCAGGATTTTGAGCGTATAAATTTTCAGGACTTGCTAATTTTCTTTCCAAATTTGGGTCCATTCTTTCGGGTCTATTCCCGTAATCTAATTGTTCTTTAATCTTCTTTGCCATTTTAATTTTGTAATAAGTTTAATATAACGTCCATAATTTTATCTTTAGCCTCTTCTGCAGAAGGTTTTTTAGCCTTTGGTGCAGGATTCTCACCAGGGTTTGGATTTTTTCCAGGGTGTGCGGGTCTTTGTGGTTTTGTACCAGGTTTTGTTGTTGGTTTTGTTTTTGGTTTTGATGGTGCAACTGAAGGATTGTTTTCGTCAACTTCTTTCTTCGCTTTAGGTGCAGGATTTTCACCAGGGTTTGGATTCTTTCCAGGGTGCGCAGGTCTTTGTGGTTTTGTATTAGGTTTTGTTGTTGGTTTTGTTTTTGGTTTTGCCGGTGCCGTTTCAGTGTTGGAAGTCTTATCAAATGATTGTAAATGTTTTGTTGCAAAATTTTCACTTTCTGACAGATGTTTAATTAAATCACCCTTAGTGATTCTTGGTGGTAAGTTTTTTTCTACAATTCTCATGATTTGATTTTCAATAAACAAAGATACAGGATTTTTTCCTTCTTTCAATTGTTTTTTTACTTCTCTTACACATCTTTCCCATTTCCTTGATTTTTTAGGCCCTACTTGAGAATGACAAATCGCCCATGGGTTTGGACCATCTTCCTTTTTCTTAGATTCACCCATTTCTTTTCTATTGTTATCACTATCATCATCCATTCCATCAGGTGCCATATCATCCGACATGTGTGGAGTTTCTTGACCTGTGGCACTTTGCATCGCATCGGCACCAAGAGCATCATTATTTTCTAAATCGTCTTGTTCTGCGGTCACCATAACTTCTTTAGTGTTTGGGTCTTGTGAGATATTCACATCACCAATTTTACCACCTTTAGGTCCCACTTTATACGTTTTTTTTGATGGT